TGGAAGAAAGTAGATTGGACATACTCAAGTAGATGCCGTTTTTAACCACTATCCCTTCGCCGGGAATCAACGCAAAATTACCAAACAAGTCAGAAGCGCCAGTGTCATAACTAGCAAGCCACAGAGATGCGTACAAAGCCGCCGTTCCAGCAACAACAGTTCCAGAGTTAATATCTGTAACCGTAAAAGTGTTTGCGGTTAAGCGTGTAATTACATAGTTGCCGTTTGTACCGGATGTTCCGCTTGCTGTTGCAAACGTAAGCCCAACTACATCTCCAGTAGCTAGTCCGTGTGCGCTCTTGGTAACAGTGATAAGGGTGGCCGCCCTCTCGTATGTTGCTGAGACCGGTGCTGTAGTCGTGTCAAAAATGTCCAGTGTTCCAGCCGTAGCCGTACCAACCATAGAAACAGCTTGTAATCTATTTCTTCCCAGAACAACAAAACCAGAGTTGTTAAGGTGACCCGATTTAACGTCTGTTTGCATACCCATAATTAATCTCCTTGTTTAAACATAGGAGCCGAAGCCCCTGAGATTAATTAAGCTTGGCTTGGGTTAGCAGAGCCGTCTGAATCACGAACAATGTACTCAACAGTAACAGTAATCGTGCCGGCAGTGGCATCAGCAGTAGCCGCTGTAAAAGTACCGTAAATGATCGCATCAGTTGTACCGATGCTGTCATAAACACCAGAAGTAGCCGCCGCGATAGTAGCTGGAGAAGTTTGAACCGCTGTAGCGCCGGTATTGACCGAAGCCATATACAGGTTAGCTGTAGTGCCATTACCGATAGTAACGCCGCAGTTAGTTGCGCCAGTCAAGGCAACATTAACTTCAAGGGCAAAGTTAAGAATTTTAGCGCCAGCAGGAAGCACAAACATTTGTTGTGCAACAGGGGTTGCCAAAATGACAGAAGCGGGGGCTGTGTAAGTCTGGGCAACTATAGTTGCGCCCATATTACGAATAGTGCCAGCAGTAGTGCCGGTGGTGTTTTTAACAGTACCCAACAACCAAGGGCCTAAATGACTTGCGAATCCCATAAGAATATCTCCATGCGTTATGGCGTATCAATCTGCATGAGGTCAGCCGAGCCTGTTTGATACACCGATGATTCTCGGATTGCTTAAATATACACTAAAACAGAAAAAAGAAAAGGGGGCTTGTGACCCCCTTCTCTATTTTTTTATTAAGACGAACCGGGTGATCCGAAGATACCTAGTGGGTCTGATACGCCGAAGCTATAACGCTCACGGGCTTTGTAACGAACGTTACCAGTGTCGAAGTCTCCATCCATACTGTTTTGCAACGGAGTACGAACAAAGTGCTTCAGACCATTGGGTACGTCTGTACATAAGAACCAAGCATTGGTGTCGGTCAAATAGTGGTTAACTGTGTAACCCTCTGGAATTGAACCGTTGTTCTTCAATGCGTTGATATCGTTATCGGTAGTACCGACACGCAACTCAGTCTCTAAGAGGCGAGTAGCAACGAACATCAAAGCAGGTGGAACGACCAATTTTCTTGGTTTAGCCGCAATCAAGAGGCCGCGCTCGTCTGTCCAACCAGCGATTTGAATGACAGCATTCTCAAGAGAAGTCTCATTCAAGTCAGCGCCAGTAGTAGGACGATTGCTGTTGGTGCCACCAGAGATCAATGGATGGGCAGTGCTACACAAGGTAACGCCGTCACCGTAAGTCACTGTAGTGGTGAACGCATTGTTCAACACATAAGCGGACTTGACCTGCTTGGTATAAGCCATAGCTCTAGCCAATGCTTTGGTATAGCGGCTAGACAACGAGTCATACAAGTTGTCTTCCACTGCTTCTTCAGTGATGGAGAAGCCCATTGCGATGGTTTCGTGGTTGTAACGAGCTGTCCATGCTTCTTGTGCATTGTCATAAGCGATGGCAGAGCCTTCGTTCTTGACTGGTGCGGCAGAGAAGCCTGACAGTTTTGTTTCCTCTTCGAAGCTACGCTCTGATGTCTCAGTTTCGTAGATTTCTTTATGCTCTTCGCCGTATTTGGCGTACTCAAGACCGAACAATGCGTTCAATCCGGGGAGCAGTTCTTTGAGTAGTTGTGCGCGTGAAATTGCCATTTCTTACTCCTTAGACACCAGTGGTGTTGTTGTACTGGTGCGTGTTGATTTTCACCAACAGCTCGGTGTAAGTGTCAGCCGCAGTAGCGGTTTCTGGCACAACATCAATCACCCGAATTGGGATAGTGGCAGTAGTACCAGCACCCGTTAAAGTTACAGCATAGGCAGAATTACCGGTGGTAGTGCTACCAGCGTTAAGAACCAATGCCAAGTTAGTACCTACTACAGTACGGCCAGCAGAACTCATGGTAGTTCCAGAAGAAACAACAGCTACTTTAAAAAGAGCCATAGGATCATCAATAACATACGCATAAGCTGGGTTGGTGGCAGTGCTTACAGAAGCGGGAATATATTGGCTCTGAACGGTTTGGCCGCTAGAGTTTACATATTGACCGCCGACAACTACGCCGACAATTGTGCCGGAGTTGGTGGTGGTTGAAAGAACCAGATAACCGGTGCTGTCAATTTGAACCGTATCGCCGTTAAAAACGGCGGTGGCAAAAGAAGCGGCAACGGGAATCTGTCGAATAGCGCCAGCGTAAGGCATCCCGTCAATTCTATTGACAGGTTCTAAGCCATATGGCGCAGAGACAGTGGGGTAAGCCATGTTTTAAAGCTCCAAAAAAATTAAAGACCTTTTCCGAAAGTTACCTTGGTGCTACGTTCTTTAAACATAGGCATCCGAGGATCGCTCTCGCGCATATAAGTGTTATCCACAGAGGCCATCTGCGCTTCAGCTTGTCGCTGGAAATGCGCGTCACGGTCTTGCGTGAATTCCACTGGGGTTTTACAAAGCAACAAGCCACCGATCTCAATACTGTCAGGAAAGCGATTAGCTTGCCCGCTCATAAGAATGATCTCAGGATGCTCAGAAGCCTTTACAGGTTCCCAACCTTCGCGTAATTTTGAAGAAATGTTCATGGTGTCAGCCGAGCCGAGGGTACTCAATCGAATCCAACGAAACGCATACCCGTCCTCTGGATGAGGGTCGGGTAGAAGTTGGGGAGGCATCCATTTACGGGTACGCTCCGTTTGTGCGCGAACTTCTGTATCGCGGCTTGCTCTCGTTTGTTTGACTTCACTCATGCTAAATTCCTCATTTGTTCCGCAACCTTACGGGCATAAAGTTCCAAAGGAACTCCCAACCGCTTGGCGATATTTACTTGGGTTTGAGATAGAACGACCTTTTTAGGGGAAGAACTTCTTGTTGCCGGTGCCACATTTGATTTCTGGCGCTTAACTTCCTTCTCAGGTTCGTCAGCGGGTTCGTCAGACTCAAAGTAATCTGGGAACACTTGTCGCATACGGGCATTTACACGCTCGTAGTATTCGTCTGAACTTAGATCGACTCCCTGTTTAGCCAACTTAGCGTGAACGCCAAGTGCAAAGCTAGTCATTTCATCGTCATCGCCAAACCATTCGTTATTTTGCCTCCATTTTTGTGCCTTTTGATCGACATAAACTGGTGGCGCAGTAACTTGTTGCGTTTTTACCTCATTTTCCTGCTCCTGTAAAGGGGGTTGCCTAAAGTTTTCAACTCTTTCGGCCTTAATCTTCACAGAAGTGAGGTTTTCTTGGGCATTTACCAGTGCTTCGCTATCACCAGACTCGTAAGCCTCACGATATTGACGCTTGGCCTGCTCTAATTCAGTGGCTAAGACCTTCTTAGACTGCTCAATATAGGCAGATTGACCCTGACTGAGTGAACCTTTGAGACTTTTGTTCTCATCAGCCATCAATTGGGCAACCCTTATAGCCTCTTCTCGCTCTCTGTCGGCCTGTTCCGCCTTGCGATTGGCTTCGTGATACCCTTTTTGGAGGTGTTGTAAACGTTTCCGAACCTTTTCGCCGTAGCTATTAAGCTCATCTTCGTCTAAATCCTTCGGAGCATCGTCCATTTTCTTGTGACGTTTGGATTCAGTGGGTGTATCGTCTACAACCTCTATCTCAGTATCAGGAGTTTCCTCCATTTCAATCTTGAGCTGGGGATCTGTATCAATAACTCTGCCACCTTTGCGTGGATTTTCCTTTTCATCGGGAAATTCAAACTCGGTTTTCTCTATTTCAGCCATTTTCTACTCCTTATACACGGGTTATGCCGCGAGGATCTTGCACAACGGCTTCTACAGAGTCATCATTAATGATTCGGAACTCCTTGCCATGAATTTTGATGCGTGTTCCCGTATTAGGACGTACCAAAACAAAATCTCCCTGCTTGCACGATGGCCCAGAGGGGAATCGTTTCTCGTCTTTAAAAGCATCAGGCCCCATCTTTGCCACAAAAAGCACTGGTGACAGTAACTCTTCATATTGCATGGTCTGACTTGCTTTTGCCAGTCCACTATCGTATTCCTCTTCAGCTTCTGGAAGAACGCACAGAAGATGATAGGTAACAGGATCGGGAACTTGTCGTGCTTTTTCTTCAGCACTCTCAGGTAACACAGATATGTCTTTCGTATCCAACGATTGACTAATCAAAATCTCAGCCATAATTTTCCTTATCGCAAAAGGCTACAAAAAAACACACCAGTACGCCTCTGAAATACTGGGTGTAGGGGGAAATTAATCTTGATCTTCAGAATCCCTTAAATTCTTACCCAGCTCTTTGATTTCCATCTGGGCGATCCTTAAACCTCGGATAGTTCCACACAGTTCTTTGTACTCTGCGTAGTCCTTTGCGGCTCCATCATTCACAACCATCTGGTGTTGACCGATATGGTCTTCCAACTTGGCACTAAGAATTTCAAATATTTTGTATTCCATCATTCTTTACCCTCTGGTTTCTGCTGTGCTTGCATAGCTTGCATTGCCATTTGCTGTTGCGCTTGCTGGTTTTGCATGGCCGCCTTTTGTTGCTCTTGTGCTATCTGCTGTTGGTGGACTTGATCTCGCTGGATCATCTCCTGTATATGACGCTCCACAGCAATTGATGGATCTTCTGTTGGCTTTGCCTTTAGATCTAACTCTGCTTCTTTGATAGCAAGTTCGACCTGCTTTGCCGCAATATCCGCTTGCACCTTTTGCTCCTTGATGCCAACTTCTTTTGCCTTGATCTGCAATTCTTGTTGTTGCATCTGGATGATTGGATCCTGCGCTTGTTGCTGGGCTTGTTGCTGTTGGGCTTTTGCCATGTTTTCTTTGAGCAACTGAGCAGATCCCTGTGCAACCATTCTGGATAGTTGAACTTCGATATCCTCTGGCAACTCTGCATCTGGTGGAGGCAAAGGAACACCGACTTGCTCTTCTACTTTTTGTCTGTAGTTGAACGCTAAGTGTTCTGCAATATGCGCCATGATTGCCGCTTGCATTTGCTGTGCCATTGGGTTTTGACCAATGGTTGCCGCCATTAAAGGATCTTGCATAAAAGACTGGTGCGCCGTAATGTGCGCTTCGTGGTCTTGATAGATAAACGCCTTTGTTGGCTCTCCTTTTAAGAAAGCCATGTTCTCGCTTATAGGATCTCTTGGTTGCTGATCTCCCTTAACAGGAACTAACTTATCAGCGTTTTTAATTCCTAGAACTTCAATCATCTGCCTATGTAGATTAGGCAAGTCATAGATTTGAGGCGCAGTCTGAGACAACTGAATAACAGCCTGATACTGCATGATCCTCTGCGCCATAGTAGAGGAATTAGGATCTGACACGGGGATAACGTCCACCATGTCATAGTCTTCTTTTTTGGCTTTATTAGAGCGACAGTTGAAAACAATGAGTGCGGTGCAAGCCCGTGTTCATTATTCAATGAAGCAAGAGTTCAAGATCTTAAAAAACATCATTCGTGACTACACT